TATTAAACCTGATACGCTTAACTTCGATGCAGAATGATGCGGAAGTAAAACAGACCTTACGAGGGGTCGGGTTAATTGGTAGTATTGAGCCTAGAATCCACACACCTTTACTGAATGCTCCGTCAAAAGCGCAAGAGGTAGCTGATCTGGCTACGAAGATTGGTTTACCTCTTGTGCCTTGGCAACGTTGGGTGCTAGATGATTTGTTATCTATAGATGATGCACAGAATTGGCGTAAGAAAACAGCCTTGGTGCTTGTAGCTAGACAAAATGGCAAGACACACCTGGCACGCATGTTAATCCTTAGCCATCTATTCTTATGGGGTAGTAAAAACGTTTTAGGCATGTCATCAAACCGAAATATGGCATTAGATACATTTAGGCAAGTTGCATACACAATAGAAGATAATCAATTCTTAAAAGACCAGGTAAGACAGATCCGCCTGGCTAATGGTCAAGAATCTATAACCCTACTCAATGGTGCAAGGTATGAAATAGCAGCAGCTACAAGAGATGCACCACGTGGTAAAACTGCAGATTTTCTATACATAGATGAGTTAAGAGAGTGGACTGAAGAATCATTTACAGCTGCATTACCAGTAACACGTGCAAGACCTAACGCTATGACTTTAATGACTAGCAACGCTGGCGATGGATTTAGTAGTGTGCTTAATTCGCTACGTGAACGCTGCTTATCATATCCACCCGACAATTTAGGATTTTATGAATATAGTGCGCCACAACATTCTAAGATTACTGATCGTAAAGCCTGGGCTATGGCCAATCCAGCATTAGGGCATTTAATAACTGAGCAGACATTAGAAGAATCGGTTAGCACTAACAGCATAGAAGCTACAAAGACTGAGATGCTTTGCATGTGGGTAGATTCTACTGTCAGCCCATGGGTATATGGATCTATCGAGCAGTGCAGTGATAGCAACTTAGAGATACCAGTCGGGCCACAAACAATCATGGCATTCGATATTGCACCTACTAGAAGATCCGGTGCTTTAGTTATGGGCCAAGTAAAAGACGGAAAGATAGCAGTCGGACTTGCACAGCTCTGGCATAGCGATATAGCAATAGATGAAATTAAGATGGCAAGTGATATAAATGAGTGGGCTAGAAAATACCATCCAAGTACTATCTGTTATGACAAGTACGCCACGCAAACTATTGCTACAAGACTTGAACAAAGCGGATGGCGCATGGTCGATGTGTCTGGTCAAGCGTTTTACCAGGCATGCTCAGACCTTGCCGATGGCCTAGCTAATAACCGAGTAGTCCATTCAGGTCAAGCAGAGCTAGTACAGCATTTAAATAACTGTGCAGCTAAGACTAACGATGCAGGCTGGCGCATAATACGTAGAAAATCCGCTGGCGATGTTACCGCTGCCATATCACTTGCCATGGTTGTAAGTCAATTAACTAAACCACAACAAACCGCACAAATCTTTGTCTAACTTGCACTATATGTCCGATTTATGGTATAAAGTATACCTATGGGTATATTGTCTGCTTTGGGTATAAATAAAAAAACGGATTCCGTTCAAGCGCAGTATGCCCCAGCCGTTATGTTAGATTCTTATGGATTTAACAGCATAGGTACGCCATTTGGTTACGGCCCAATAGATCGTGCATTAGCTGTACAAGTACCAGCTGTAAATAGATGCGCTAATTTAATTAAAGGCGTAGTTGGATATTTACCATTAAAACTTTACAAGAAATCTACAGGCGAAGAATTAGGATCGCCATTGTGGGTAGATCAGCCAGATATTAGACAGCCACGATCTGTAACGATTAGCGCTACTGTCGATTCACTTATATTCTACGGCCAAGCATTCTGGCGCATTACAGAATTATATGCAGATGATATGCGCCCTTCACGATTTGAGTGGGTAGCAAACACTAGAGTAACTGCACAAACCAATGCACTAGGTACAGAGATTTTGTATTACATGATTGATCAACAAAAAGTACCTATGGTTGGTGTTGGCTCACTTGTTACATTCCAAGGTCTTACACAAGGTGTATTGCAAACTGCAGGCCGCACAATACAAGCTGCATTAGATTTAGAAAAAGCCGCAGCCGTATCTGCTGCAACACCTATGGCTACAGGATTCTTAAAAAATACTGGCGCAGATATGCCAGAAGCACAAGTACAAGGATTACTAGCTGCATGGAAGTCTGCACGTCAAAATAGAAGCACAGCGTATCTAACTAGCACATTATCTTATGAGCCTGTTGGATTTAGTCCTAAAGATATGATGTATAACGATGCACAGCAATATCTAGCAACACAGATAGCACGTGCCATGAATGTACCTGCTTATTACATTAGTGCAGATATGAATAACAGCATGACTTATCAAAACATTATTGATGGTCGCAAAGAGTTTGTTGCTTATTCCCTACAGCCTTATATTTGTGCAATAGAAGATCGACTATCTATGGATGATATAACGCCACGTGGCCACGTAGTTAAATTTGCAATCGAAGAATCATTCTTACGTGCTGACACAATGAAGCGACTAGAAGCGTTAGAGAAAATGTTATCTCTAGGTTTAATAACTGTAGAAGAAGCCAAAGAAATGGAAAACATGACACCAGAAGGAAGTGAAGATAATGCTACTTACATTCAGTAGTCAGATCGAGAGCGCAGATGGCGAGCGCAGAGTTATCGCTGGCAAGATTGTGCCATTCGAAGTGCCTGGTAACACCAGTGCCGGCAAAGTTGTATTTGCTAAAGGATCAATAGATGTAGGAGATCCCGGCAAGATTAAAATGCTTATGCAACACCAAAACGATAAGCCTATTGGCCGTATGCAAAAGTTTAATGAGCAAGAAGATGGCATCTATGCTAGCTTCAAGATTAGTGCATCTATGCAAGGATCAGATGCGTTAATGCTTGCATCAGAGCAGTTGATAGATGGCCTATCTGTAGGCGTAGAAGTAATTAAATCATCACAGAAAAAAGATTACATTTATGTAACTAAGGCAACACTTAAAGAAGTAAGCCTGGTTGAATCACCAGCATTCACAGAAGCACAAGTAACTAAAGTTGCCGCTAGCGAAGGCGAAGCGGATGCAACAAATCAACCAACTACGGAAAGTGAGGCACAAGTGGACAACACCACCGAGCCAACAGCAGTACCAGTGGTAGAGGTTGCTCCAGTAGAGGCCGCACGCCCAACAATTAGTGCATCCTTCTACACAGAGCCTCGCTCACCAATTAAGACACAAGCTCAGTATTTAGAGCACAGCATCAAAGCAAAGTTAGGTAATCAAGATTCTAATGAGTGGGTATTACATGCAGAGGCAAAAGCTGCAAAAATGCTTACAGCTGCCGATGATGACTTCTCAACTAACCCAGCATTTTCTCCAACCATCTTCTCACCAGTTGTAGTAGATACACTTATTGGATCACGCCCAACTATCGATGCAATCGGTACACGTGCAATTCCAGCAAGCGGTATGACCATCTCACATCCAAAAATTACAACTTCTGGAACTGTTGCAGACACTAATGAAGGTGCTGCACCATCTGAGACAGGTATTGTTTCTGCATACGTCAATGCAACTGTTAACAAGTTTGCAGGCATGCAACGCTATTCAGTAGAGTTACTAGAGCGTTCATCACCAGCATTCTTCCAAGCCATGTTAGAAAACATGACACGTGCGTACAATAAGGCTACAGATGCAGCAGTTATTGCAGAATTAACAGCATCTGGCACACAAGCTACAGCAGTAGCAGCTACTTCTAACGGAATCATTTCATACGTGTCTACAGAAGTACCAGCTGCTTATTTAGCAACAGGTGAACTACCAACAGCTTATGTTGGCGGTACTTCACAATGGTCTTTATTGTTAGGCGCAAAAGACAGCAGTGATCGCCCTATCTACAATGCAATCCAACCAATGAACGCAGCAGGACAAGTTAACCCACGTTCACTACGTGGCAACGTACTTGGTTTAGATTTCTATGTAGATGCAAACGTAGTAAGCACAACTATTGACGAGTCAGCATTTATTATCGTGCCATCATCAGTAGTAGTTTACGAATCACCAATCCTACGACTAAGCACAAACGTAGTTACATCTGGTGAAATTGAGACAATGATTTACGGCTATCTAGCAACTAAGGTATTAGTAGCTGGTGGAGTAAGACGCTTTAACCTAACCTAATAAATTAGGTCAGTAGTAATCCCCTGGGGTTTAGTAGCCCTAGCCCTGGGGGAGCTTTTTAAGATAAGGAGTAGATATGGCCGCTGCAATGGTAACGATGGCAGAGTTACGCAGTAATTTAGGTATAGGCACTCTTTATTCTGACGCTACTGTGGAAGAATGCTGCCAATCGGCAGAAGACCTAATTGCTGGTTACCTTTGGCATAACGATGCACCAGTAATCGGATCATCTATAAGCAATAACACTGCATCTTTAGTGCTAGCAAACCCTGGCATATTTGTAGTAGGTCAAAGCATTACAGTGTCTAATTGTGGTAGCACATACAATGGCACATACACATTAACTGGCGCATTTCCTGGCTCAACAGTGCCTGCAACAATAGGCACAGCATTATTTACACAATTACAATTTAGCAATTACCCCACAGGTTATTCTATTATTCAATACGCAAAAACAGCATCAGATGATCCATTTCATTTTGTTAAACCATACGGCAGGGCATTAGGCCCAGAACATAAAGCACAGGCTTACACTGCGACCCCTGCTATAAGAGAGGCTGCGATGATCGTAGCTGTAGATATATGGCAAGCCAGACAGGTTAGCCAGACTGGTGGGGTAGGTATGGATGGGATCACTGCCAGCCCTTATCGGATGGGTTATCAGCTGATTAACAGAGTACGTGGTCTCATCCAGCCGTATAGCAGCCCTAACTCACTGGTCGGCTAATGCCAGCTGCAATAACTACCTTACGCAGCACACTTGCAACAGATTTAACTAATGCAGGCGTGTGGTCAACCTTTAGTTTTCCGCCAGCCACGCTTCTCGCAAACGCATGCGTGATTACTCCGTCAGATCCCTACCTAACGCCTAGCAATAATGATTACATAACTATAAGTCCTATGG